AATTTTGGTTTTTGTGTAACTTGATTATCCATAAATTTTATTTGTGTTTATATATAAATATAGTAAAAATAAAGAAACCCACCAAAATGGTGGGTTACTTTTATTGTTTTTAAACTTGTATTAGAAGTTCAAGATGCAATAATCCATTGCAATTGTCATAGAGATTTCAGCTGCAGATTCACCTTGAGCCCAATCGTAGTCTCCGAATGTTGCTGTTTTAATGAATGCACCTTTAATAATCCATTCACCAACTACATCACCTACAGGACCTAGGATATTCATTGTTAAATCTTTTTTATAAAAATCTGAGTATCCATCTCTACCTGTTACAGATTCGTGAGATAAACGCATCCATTCCATTACTGCTTGAGATCCTGCTGGAGCGATTGGATCGTATAAAGATAAGGTCATATCATTCCATCTTACTTTACCTTTAATTTTACGGTAAACATTGATGTGATCTAGTGTTATTTCACCTGCATCAAATCCGGGAGCAGAAGCTTTCTTGATCATATAAGCTGGGATACCTTGTATGTACAATATGAATCTATTTGATACCTTAGGTTCAAATGCAGTGAACATTATTTCGTTTGGGTTTAATACTGCCATGTTATATTTTGTGTATTATTTTATTATTATCTGTTTATAATAAATATTAGGGAAAGAAGCCCTTTTATTTAGGGCTTCAATTCCTAATTATTTTTATGCGAAAGTAGCACCTGTTGGTGTAATATTAAAGTCTAATATAACAAACTCAGCAGTTTTAGTTGGTTGAAGCCAAATTTGACCTAATAATTGATTTCTATCAATTACATCTGCCGTGTTATTTGATTCATCCATCACTACTTTATAAGAGTATAAACCTTGTCTTTGTTGAACTGATTCAAGATATGGGTTTGCTTGGCTTAAGAATCTATTTCTTGTAACTGCTGTGTTTTGTTCGAACACTAATCCGTTAGCAATTTGACCAATATATGATTTTAATTCAATTAATAATCTTCTTACATTTACTCTATCTAAAGCAGATGCTTTTTTCTGTAATGTTTTTTGTCCATAAGCAACAACACCTTGACCAGGGAATGTAGCTAATGAGTTAACTTTACCAGCGTATAATGTATCTCTATCAGATGGAGATAATTTTCTTTCTGCTTGAATTACACTTAATCCACCTCTTGTAAATCCTGCAGGAGCGAACCATGGAGCACCTACTCTATCATTATAAGCGTAAACACTTGGAATAATAGTTGATGGTGGAACCCATGTTAATTTTCCTGTATTTGGAGCACTAATTTGAACCCATGGATAATAAGTTGCAGCATATGAACTATCAACTGCAGTAGCATTATTAACTACAGTAGCAACATTATCTCCAAGATCAGACATATCAACAATTGCAATACAATCACCTCTATTAACTGCTAAATTAGTTAATGAAGTAATAACTGAATTTCCTGAAGTAGCATAAATACCTGGAGTTGTGATTATATTGAATTTAAATTCATCTACATTGTTTAATAAAGCAATTGATGTTGTATAATCTCCATTTGATAATCCATAAACTCCACAATTTGTTCCTAAAGCACCACCGAATGAACTACTTTGAGGTGTTGGTAAAGATGATGTATAAGATGAAACTGGAGTTCCATTGTTATCAAAATAATTTGGAGTAGTATAATTAACTGATTTTACTCTTACATATCTTGATTTATTAGTATAATCTCCTGTTGTTTGGGTATATCCGTTAGCAGTAGTAGTTGTTTGGTTACCTATTACAGCTTCAATATAATTTGGGGCATTTGGATCTAATGATAATCCAGTCCATTGTTCTAATACTATTTTAGAATTGATATTATCATCACCTCTTCTAATTAGTAAATCAAATGTACCACTTCCTGAGTTAGGGTTTACAACTTCAAGTCTTAAATTATCTATAGAACCTGAAGGTAATGTATTATTTGCTCCTTCAGTACTAGTACTATTATTAATAGCTCCTTGAGATAAAGTTTCTAATACAAATACCGTATTTGGTGTACCATTTGTACCTCCTGTAAATGATTGTGTTACTGGTGTTCCTACACCGAAACTACTAGTAAGTGAAAAAGCGTTTTGAGAAGTACCTGTAGCATCAGTAAAGAAAGTTAATCTTCCTCCTGAGAATGAAGCTGAGAAGTAACTAGCTAATCCACTTGTTCCATTATTAATAGCATTCACTACATATCCTGCCCAACTACCTGTTGAAGTTACAGCATTTACACCATCAAAAGTTCCATTACCTACACCTAGATAAATATAGTTAGTACCATCATAATATGAACCAGTAGCAGCGTAAGGATAGTTATAAATTGTATACCTAACATTACCTACAGCAGTAGTTGCGTTAATTTGAATTTGATTCCATGAACCTGTACTAGAGTTTAATACAGTAAATGAAGCAGAAGCAACAGATCCAGTTATTAAAGATACATTGTTAGTTACACTAGAAGTTGCAGGAGCAAATGTACCACTCACTGCTCTTTGTACTAATAAAGTAGTTCCACCTTGTTGGAAGTAATTATAAGCAGAGATTGAGGTTAAGTACTCATAAGCAGCTCCCCCACTAATGAAAGAACCCCCGAATTTACTTAGATAGTCACTATAAGAAGTAACTAAAGTTGGAATTCTAACAGGACCAGACACTGCAGGTCCTATAATAGCTGCTCCCGCAGTAATAGGGCCTTGTGTAATTTGGGATTGGTCATTTTCTCTAGTTAGAACGCCTGGAGATAATAAAGTTTCAGCCATTTTGTTTTATTTAGTTTTTTAATGTTAATCATTTGATAATAAATATTACAAGAAGGCTCAAAACTTATATTTTAGGGGTATGTTATCTCACCTGTTTGTAAGTTAATTGAAACATCCCCATAAGCTTCTTTAAGTTTTTTACTTAGTTCAACTTCAGCAGATGTAATTTGCTCATATTGTTTTTTCAAAAATTGTTCTTCTTTTTCAAGTTGAAATTTTTTAAAAGTCAATTGACCTAATTGCGCTATTAGATTTTCTGATGTAGTTTGAAAATCTTTAATTTCTTGTAATTCTGTTTCTTGTAACTTTGTTGGTTTAATCATAACGTTATTTTTATTGTTTTTTATTTAATTTTAGAATAATGCTGTCCATGTTGTTCCATTATAAAAATATGGTTTACAATTTGCTCCTGAACCTGATACTATAAAGGATCCTGTTGGTTGCCCTATTGGTAATGAACTTGTTGGAACTAGCGTTAGTATATTATTTATAGTAGTTGATCCTGTCACTACTAATCCACTAGTCATATTCACTAACCCAGAAGCTGATATAGCCATACGTTCATATGGAGGGTTTCCTCCAATTCCTGGAGATGTATAGAATTTTAAGTTACCTCCACCACTATCTCCTGCATTTGGGGCGTAATTAGCTGTAGCTCTAATTTGCACCATACTATATGCTACAGATTGATCATCCTTTCCTGAAAATTGGATAGTACCTAAAAATTCTCCAGCAGCTATATCTGTACTAGTATTTCTTAAATCTAAAGTACCCCCACCAGCAGTACTACTACTAAAAGCTAGTATAGCTTGAGGAGTAACTCCATAAGTTGGTGCGCCTAATACAGTTGTTGGACCTACTCTCAATGTACCTGATACACTTAATGAACCGGTTACTTGAACTTCAGAACCAGAAGCAAATATTAAGTTACTTCTATTTGAAGTTGAAGTTCCATTTCCATGAATAAAAGCTGATGTATCAGATGAAGAAATATTAAATTGTCCTTGTACATGTTGGTAAGTTCCTAATGCTACTGTTCCTAATCCCTCTGCGTGTGAATAATCTCCTGAAGCAGATGTACTATTTCCTTCTGCGTGTGAAGCAAATCCTTTTGTATGTGTTAAACCTCCTTCCGCATGTGAGTAGGACCCTGATGCTATTGTAAAATATCCTTCAGCATGTGATCCTGTTCCATAAGTTATTGTATTATATCCTTCAGCATGTGAGCCATACCCTAATGCTCTTAAACTTCCACCTGATATTCCTGTTATAGATAACCCTTCAGCATGTGAATAATCCGCTGAGGCTGTTGTTTGTCTACCTTCTGCATGGGATGCTATTCCTATTGTTGTTGTAAAATATCCTTCTGCATGTGAGTAAACTCCTAGCGATAATGTGCTAGCTCCTTCAGCGTGTGAGTAGGAACCTGACGCAGTTAATATATAATCAGTATCTACTCCATTACCTGTAGAAGCACCCTCTGCGTGTGATCCATCTCCTTTTGCCCAAGTACCTCTACCTTCAGCATGTGCTCCTATTCCTGTTGCTTGTGTAAATTGATCACCGGAATCACCAAAAAATGTATATCCTTCAGCATGTGAGTACTGTCCTGATGCTATAGTTTCAGACCCTTCTGCATGTGAATTATTTACAGCTAATGTGAGATTTCCTTCCGCATGGGAATAATTAGTAGCAGTATTTGAGTCTCCATTAGCTAATGAACCTGAAATTTTTATATCATTAGAAACAACACCATTTAAGGCATTTATTATCCTTAATAGATGTTCAGATTTAATTACTTGTAACGCTGATATTCCTGAGGTACTTATTGTAGCCATTTAAATTATATTTTATAATAAATATGTAAAATTTTACAACATATTAATTTGAGTTGTGTCTATAGAAATACCTGCTACAGAAAGGATATCATTCTCTAAAGTAAAGTCCTCTCTCATATATAATTGAGTTCCTGCCTCTACATTTGATGTATCAATATCTAAACCGTATCCGGCTTGATCTACATATACGTTGTAAATTAAGTTATACTCCTCAGTAATTTCTACTGAGGAAAGAGTTTTGTCTGTTAAAAATTCTTTTAGTGTCATAGTTTTTATACGTCTATTAGTTCTATTGTGTTTGCAGTTGCTATGTTTGAGTTGATTGTATTTACCCCTATTGGGCTATTATTTGTACCATCAAAGGCTGGGAGTAGAGTTCCATTTGGTGATAATTTTATATACCCATTTACTAACTGGAGATTATAGTATACAAAATCACCTACTATATGAATATTGCTATCTTCATCTATAACTATTTTACATAATCTACTATTATCAAAATAAGAAGATCCAAAAAAACCATTTCCTGTATTAAAAGTAGAATCATATGTACCATCAGAATTTAATCTTGCTATTCCATATGCTGCATATCCACCTTCAAAATCAACATAATAAACATCGAATGAACCTATTACAATTATTTTTCCATCAGGTTGTATAGCTGTTTTATAGACATTATTATTGAATCCGGCATCGGGATTTAGAGAAGTAAGAAAGGAAGTATCTAGGTATCCATCAGCATCTATTTTTGCTATCTTGTTTATTGTTTGACCATTAAAATCACCAAATAGTCCTCCTATTATCATAGAATCATCTGGTAATACATT